AAAGCATTGGCCAATTAGGATTTGTTAATGGTATTTCTAAACTTATTATTAAAAATCTAAAAGCATTAGATGAAAATCAAAGACCAGTCCATTGTAGTGACCCAAAAAGAGATTCGCTTTACGTTAAGGATGCAAACGTTTGGGAAAAAGAAGACCCTGAAAATAAGAAAATTAAAAAGGCAATTAAATATATTTCTCATAAGAATATTTGTGCTATTCCTGAATGGAAGGCAAAGTACCCAGACTGTATTTATAGTGATTCCAAAAAGAGTGATCAGTATAATCATATTATAATAGAGGCCATGGGAGGACCAGGAGATAACGATGCTGAAAAAGCAGATAAAATTGTTAAGAAAATAGCGAAGGAAGTAACTATTGACAAAATTTAATTATATATTAGACAAATTCAAAAATTTGGTATGAAATATTTCATTAAGTACTTGGTCTGTTAAATTAATGTAATCATCTTTACATAATGTTAGTGTAACTCCATGAGACATTGCTAAAGCTAATTGTGTTTTAATAAAATGGTTACTAGGTTTTAACCCTAATTCAAGTAATTCATTTTTACTCATATACGAATGAAAAGTTGTTAAGAAATGATAAATTTTAAGTTGATTAGCTTCTTTAGATTTGTGTATAGTTTCATGTAAAATATCACCAATTATTTTAACTATGTTATCATAATGTAGTTTTGGTAAATTTTGGATAATTTCTAGTGGTTCAATAAGACCAGTATTTAATACTTTTTTTGCTAACTCTTCAGTTGGCGAAGTCAACATTTCAGAAGCAAACTCTAATAATGATTGTTTAAATTCTTGGTCAGCCTCATAAATTATTCCAAAATCTAAAATACCTACTTTATATTTATATTTTTCATCATCTTCATCTTTAATAAATAAAACATTACCACTATGTAAATCACCATGTGAAACACCATGTATTAATGTTGTTACTAATCCAAATTTTAATACTTGTTTCGCAAATGCTTCATAGTCTTCTTCTAAAATTTTATTAATAGGCATACCATTAATATATTCCATAAAAATTACATTAGGATATTTTTTAGTAACTTCCACACTAGCACTAGGAATTTTCACATATTTTAAATTTCTACAATTATGTTTAATTTTTGCCATATTTTCTATTTCTTTATAAAAATTAGTTTGTTCACGAATTATGCTTATATTTTTTTTAACTGTTTGAGGTATATGGTATTTATTAACAATTGGAAAAAACGACATAACATAAATAAAAAATAATAATTTTTCAATAGCATTATCCAAATTTTCCTCAATATTTTTTCTTTTAATTTTAATAATTACAATTTCATCCGATTTTTTTTTATAACCTTTAAATACAAGCGAAATCATTCCTGAATTAATTGGCTCAAACCCGTCCTTAAATAGTATATTATATTCATCTTCAAGTTCAATAAGCGTACAAGGGTCTAAATCTTCTGAAGACCATGGAGCATTATCTGTAAATTTTAATAATTTATTATTAGTTTTATCATCGATTAGAGAATTGTTTAAAGCAAATGCTTGAAATATTTTAACATACAAAATATTAATGTGCGCTAGTTTGTGAGTTAGTCTGTCAATAAAAGAATCAAAATTTTTAAATATTCCGTATAAAAATAACTCAGATAATATAATCCAAGAAGCATTTAATAAAAAAAATAAATTTTGTATTGTTTTAATCATTTAATTAATAAATATAAATATAATTATATTTAAATTTATACTTATATTTATAGTAATATTTATACTTTAATACTTTCAATAAATTGTTTAACTCTATTAAATACTTTATTCATTATAATTCCTATAACTTTTTCAATAAAGCCTGGTATAATAAGACTACTATGAAATACTATTATGCAATTTAAATTAACTTTATGTGGATTAGACATTGTACATTCAATATTTAAATTTTCTATTGGTAATAATTCAACTTCATTGGGAATATATTGTGGTTTTTCAGAAAAAATAGAAGCACCAACAAAATTAATGCGATTTTGGCTAACACTTTTTTTTAAACCCATGTATGAAAATTTTTGAGGAAACCCTAAATCATTAAAAAAATGTTTCATTAATATTGTTATTTGTGCTTCTTCTTCATTAATTTTATTTAATACAACTTTTTCATATATATCTGGATTTAATTCATAAATTAGTTTAATTAATTCAAAATTAATTAGTGGCTCTAGATTAATATTTTTATTTTCTATTGAATATAGTAAATTATATTTGTTTTTTTCTAATTTTATAAATTTCATGCCATCTTTTTCTACTAAAACTTTAACTTTATTATTATCCATTTATTATAGATTATAAAATATAATAAATTCTATTTAATAACTTATTTTTTTAATTTATTGTATTTAATTATTATATAAATGAATACAATACAAAAAAGGTTTTTATTATTTTTAATAGGTTGTATTGGTACTAGGTCATTATTTGTGTATTTAGCAAAAAATGCGAGCGCAACATATTTAATGTACATGGGTTATTTAGCTCTATTACCAGCATTAGGATTTTTATATATATATTTTACTGGAACAAGGAAAACAGGTGGCGAAGTATTTGGAGAAAAAATTTGGTGGAATAATTTAAGACCACTTCACAGCACATTGTATTTTATATTTGCGTATAATGCGATAAATGGTAATCCTATGGCTTGGGTATATTTATTGATTGATGTAATTATTGGTTTAACCAGTTTTTTAGCTTATCATTTTTACAATGGTGATTTTAAAAAGGTATTTTAAATGATAAATTATTTTCTTTTTTGTGTTCTCTTTTTTTTATTTATTTTTGTTTTTCCGTATTTACAATGCTGTCTTTGGGAAAATCCTTTTGGATGCTTACAATTAATACTCATCTTATACTTTAAACTCCACTTTCCTCCAATCTTTTTTCTACTTTTCATTATATTACTTTTCATTATATTATACAAATAAAATAATAATTATAAAAAATTATAAGTTGAATTAAATTCATTTCTTTCTTTTGGATTAAGTAACCCCCAAAAAATATTAATTTGACTATCTAATGATTTATTGTGTAATTTTATAATGTATTCATTAACTTTTTCTTTTGTTTGAATATTAAAATTCCTAAAAAATAATTCATAAAATTCATCTTTATATCCATTGATAGTTAGGGAATTTTTATTAGAATATCTATAAAAATCATTTATAACCCATTCTTTATCAGCAGGTTCATTTTCTTGCCAAACAAATATCCAATAATTATGATATGTTTGTAATAATATTTGTTTACTTTCATAAAAATTCTTAATATCATTAGTAAGTTCTTTGCTCTGTGGTTGAGGTGTGTAAGAAAGAATAATATATATTAATTCTATTGGTAATTTATTAAATGGTGATTCATTAAATAATTCCATATTATTTATATTTATATAATAGTATGTATTTATATGATGTTATAAATACATATTTATTTCAACCTTTAAAAAAGATTGACCCAAACCAATCTATTTTTTCTCATATTTGGCTCAACCTTTTTCAAAAGGTTGATTAGATATCTAAGCTAACAGTGTTACTGTCAGATTTTTGTTTACGTCTGCTTTTTCTAGGTAAATTTCCTCCTGATTGTAAATCTTTTAAATCGCTAATACTAATTGTACTGCTATCATTATTATTACTATTACTATTATTATTTGCCTGAGGGCGTGCTTCTTGAATATTTATAGTTTTAGTTTTCAAGCCAGAGAGAATATCGGTAATATCGCTTGGTCCTTTCATTTCTGGTCTAGATGGTCTTCTGCTTTGGTCATTTGTATTTCCATAATTTTCACTGAGACTAATTCCATCATCCGCAAAATTATTACGTCCCATACTTAAATCAGGACGGTTTCCATAACTATTATTTCCTCCACGATTACTTGGTGGAGCAGCTGAATTTGGACCTTGTGTAGCTAATGGCGTTGGTGGTCCTCTTCCACTAGGAACTTGTGGTTCTGGATTCATCATATTAGTCATAAAACCTGAGAATCCGGGGTTTGTTCCAGACATTGTATTAACAGCCGCATTTTGGAATGAACGCATTAAATCAGGGTTTTGACGTAAAATATCATCCATACCAGGCATAGCACTCTTGAACATAGTATTTGTCATATGAACCATCATAGCACTTCCACCTAATTGAAAAAGCAATTTAAGCTCGGGTGCCATAGTAGCCTTAGATTTGTATTTTTCATACATTTCACCAAAAATATCATCATAATCATTAATATTTTCATTTATTTGTTCACTCCAACCGTCAAGCTTAATATCAAAAGGGTCAAATCTATTGTTTAAAAACTCCATACCATTAATAACTGCCATAAGCATATTACCTTGAAATTTAATTGAATTTAATCTAGTTTTTTCTTCCATAATGGTCTCGTATTCACCCATCATTTCTTGTAATGATGAATCCATATTATATTTTTTTGATAATTCAACCCCTTTTTTTTCAAGAGCTTCAAGCTTTCTTAAAAATTTGAATTTTTCTCTTAACATTTCTTCTTTAGTCATTTGTGGTTGAGAAGGAACGTGTTTATCAGGATTGATTGGAATATTATTAAATTTTCCATAACCATCCCAAGTCTTAGAATTTCCGGATGTTTCTGCTGTATTTTGTCCAGTTGTATTTGTTTCAGAAAATCTAACAGATGGTTTTTCACTACTTGAGGATTCACTACCAAATAAGTCGGATTTTGGCTTAAAAGAAGAATATGAACTATCTTCACCGGCAAGGTCATTCAATTCATTCTCTAAGTTATTTAAATCATCTAAATCAATATCACTTGTGGGTTTATTATCTTTAATTTTATCATTCATTAAAAGTTCAATACCACCTCCAAAATTAGTGGACCTTGGAGTGGAACCAAAATTAATGTTATTATCTAAATCTAGAGTAGAAAGCTCAATAATATCATCCATTATTATTATTCATTAAATAGAACTTTTAATTTTAAGTATTACGAATAACAATATATATATTTTTAAAATTAATTAAA